AGGAACAAATGCAAGAAGCATATAATTTCATCAAATTCTTAAAAATGAAGGAAGAAAATAAAGTACATGACGATTAATATAATTTTCGCTTCTATCCCGCACGCCAAGGCTTCCGCAACGGCAAACGCCGACGGCAGCTATTCCATTATCGTCAGCAAGTCATTATCTCAAGAACAGGCAAAAAAGGAGGTCTTGCATGAGCTTGGACACATTGTCGATGACGACTTCGGAAAAGATATGCAAGCCAGTATGATCGAAGAGATGATTCGCCGGAGTAATATTGTTCCCGATAAAGTCGCCGAAAACGTCGAGTTTTACTATCATGTAGTATAAATGACAGGGTTTATGAAAGAAGAAAACTTTTAACGGGAGGGTTTTATGAAAAAATTGCTATTAACTATTTTATGTGTACTCATTTGTCCCCTTGCGGTTAACGCCGTTAATTACGTCCAGATCTCAAAGAATATAGACTCAGCTGTCTTTGTCGACAATGATAGCATTTCTGTAATCCGCTATGCACCACCATATTATGTTATTCAATGTGATGAACGAATTCACAGTTTTACAATGGGAAAATGGGCTCAAATAACGAGCCAATATCTCTATGACTATGATAATCAGATTATTAAAAAACGATATGTTAGCATGAAAGCAAGAAAAGAAGATTCCCCTTGGAGTAATCCTATTAAATATACAAGGATAGACGACGTTAGTAAAAATCAAGCCAACTGGTGGATAGCCAATTACATCTTCAACAAGGCATACAACATGTATTTCTCTCCGGAAGTGCAGGCCAAGTATGGAGCCAAGCATACATAACGAGCCGCACTTTTACTCAAACGAAGAGATAGAAGCATTGCCTGTACAAATATTAGGAAAGGTCGTTGAGTTAAGAGGAAAATTTTAAAATGTGGGAGGATAATCATGTACGAAAAATATAAAGTTATTGCTATTCAAGATGAATACACCGTGTTGATTGACTATGGCTTGAGGAGCGGTGCTCGCAGCGGGGATTCTTTGCGCATCATAGAACCCGGCAAAGATGTCGTGATTGATGGTAAAAATTACGGACAGTATGATGGAATAAAGGCAGTTATTGAAGTGGTTGCCCCTTATGAAAACTTCTCGGCATGCAAACGTGTAGTACGCAAAAATATCGATATGCTTAATCCCATCTCCGCTATACAAAAAACAATCGCTCGAGCTACGCCGTTAAATGTTGAAAAGGTGGACATTTCCAATTCTATTAATAGCCCCACCATCACTCCTATAAAGGTTGGAGACATTGTTGTTTTAACTCGTGAATAACTATTGTATTTTGTGTTTCCCATAGTGTATACTGATGATAGTGAACTGTCCTTTTCACATTGCGTGGCTAGGACACTGAGGGCCTCACCATCATCTTATGGTGAGGCCCTCTTTTATTGTTAGGAGATTACTTTGATTATTCCTGATAAACCTTTCAAAACCTATGACGAACAAATTCAACTGCTTGTAAGCCGTGGATTAATCATTGAGGATCATGAGTTTGCACTACATGCTCTGAACACCATCTCATACTACGACTTAATAAATCGATACCAAAAGTATTTTATACCCGACGGCAAAAGATTCCTCGATAACACAAATATAGAGCTATTGTACAGTCTTTCTTTGTTTGATAAGTCGCTACAATCGTTTATATTAAAGTATAGTATGCTCATAGAAAATATTTTCAAAACTAAGCTTGCTTATACCCTAGCAAGCGATTTTGGAGCTAGCGAGTCCGAATATCTCTCCGCTGCTAAATATCGACAATCCTATCAAAATCCAAATGGCACTCTAACGTTTAATTCGATTTTTTTGGAGTGTAAAAAAACCATATTAGATCCTAAAATAACAAACAATCCCACATTGTATTATCGCAAAAAACATAATCACATCCCCCCATGGATTTTATTAAAAAACTTGTCTTTTAGTAATGCTATTAATTTATTTAAATTATTAAAAGATACTCAACGGGATACCATTGTAAACGAATTAATTACCAATGGGCAAATTGCGCTGAGCGATAAAATTAACTTTGTCTTTTGTTCGCTAGAAGCAATTAGATTATTTCGTAATTCTGCTGCTCATAACCTGGACTTTACAGCATTACGCACAAATGAAACCAGAAAGCTTTCTCCCACAGTTATATCAAAACTTTTACCTGGCAGTGGCCTCGTTAAAAAAGAGAATAAAAAGATTTCTAAAATCGAACGCTCTTTTTTTAGGGGAATTTATGGAGTTATGCTTTCTATGATCATCTATTTAAAAACAAATTATTTAATAGGAGAATTTATTGTTGATTTTATGGCCATTTTTAGAGGGGTTGACATCAATGATACTAACATCAAATATCATCTTTTTAAGTGTTATTCAAACATAGCTGATATGCCGGTTGATACTCCGGATCGGTTGACAAATTACTTATCCGCCTGCCAACAAAAACAATTATAAAAATAACAGGCCTTTTGACAAGTAATTTAATATAAGTTTGGTGCTTAACAACAAAAAAATCCCCCGATGTGTTGCAGCACATCGAGGGCAATCCATAATCCCCTCCCAAAAGGGTCGATTACGCTATAAGTATATCACATCGGCCCTTTTTACAACAGAAAGGACTGATTTTTTTATGTCGAAAATTGCAGTAATTTACGCCCGCTATTCTTCGGACCGTCAACGAGAAGAGTCTATAGAAGGACAAATCCGAGAATGCAAGGCCTATGCCAAGAAAAACGGCATTACCGTAATTAGGGTCTATTGCGACCGTGCCATGACCGGCAAAACCGATAAGCGACCTGAATTTCAGGCCATGATTAAAGACGCTAAAAAGCAGGACTTCGATTACGTCTTGGTCTATAAGTTAAATCGCTTCGCACGCAGTCGTTATGACAGTGCTAGGTATAAAAACGTGCTAAAGCAACACGGAATCCGTGTCATCTCAGCTATGGAAAATATAGCCGAAGACTCTAGCGGCATTTTATTAGAGTCTGTGATTGAAGGCTTAGCCGAATACTATAGTGCTGAACTTGCTGAAAACGTTTTACGAGGCATGACGGAAAATGCCCTCGAATGCAAATGGCCTGGTGGTATCGTGCCGCTTGGATTTAAGCTCAATAAGGACAAGCACCTTGTTATAGACGATGACAAGGCGTTCATTGTACGTGAAATATTCCAGTCCATTATCGACGGCAAGCGTACAGCTACTATTATTGATGAATTAAATGCCCGGCATTTAAAAACCGCAGCCGGCAAACCGTTTCGCAAGAACAGCTTGGAAAAAATCCTTAAAAACGAACGTTACACGGGTACGTTCGTCTGGAAGGACATTCGCAAAGAAAATGCCCTTCCGGCCATTATCACCAACGACATGTTCAACGCAGTTCAGAAGATTTTAAAAAATCGCAAGAAAACTCGCAGCCGAGTATGTAGCGATAACTATCTTATATCAGGCCGTTTGTTCTGCGGTCTCTGTCACGAAAAAATGATAGGAATGTCAGGACGGTCTGTGACAGGCCTTCCTTATTATTACTATGCTTGCAGTAATCGGCGTAACCGCATCGGAAAATGCCATACGAAAAATATCCGTGCCGATAAGCTCGAAGAATTGGTTGTTGATACGACAATTAATATCCTGTCTAATGATACAGCCATAGAATATATTGCCAAGCAAGCCATTGCGGCACAAGAAGAGAATCGAGCGCAATCCTCTATCCCGGCTATTAAAGAAGAAATAAAAGAGTTATCCAAGAAGCTCAAAAACTGCATTCAGGCCGTCGAAAACGGTATTATATCGCAAACCATAGCCGAGAATATACCCATGTATGAAAAACGCCTTGTAGAGCTAAATTCGGAGCTTTCTGACGAACTCGAAAAAGACAACGACCTTAAAGTCGACGAAGATATGATCCGGTTCTTCTTTGAGCGGCTTGTTCAGCGCACAAAAAAAGAGACCAAGTTCAAGAGCTTGCTACTCTCGACTATGGTCCGCTGCGTGGTCATTTATGATGATTATATTGAAATTCAGTACAACTACAAAAAAGAACTACCTATCCTCACCAATCCGGTAAGAATAAATAGTTCGATTTTGTTCGCTGTGGTGGAATGTAGCGACCTACAATCGAACTTCATCTTCTACCCTGAAGGGTTCTCGTATATTGTTCGTCGAGTCGCTTAGTAGAATATAAGTGTTCCTAATCAAGCCTCGTTAATTAGCCGGCGAATGGCTTCCGACCGGTTTAACCCTTGAGCCTCGGCATACAAAAAAAGGCCTCCCAGAATATACTGGAAGGCCTTTTGCTTATTTCTTACTCAATTCGGTAAGTCCATCTTGAATTGTCTGTATGATATTGTCTATCGCAGAATTTATGACTCTCAGATAAATCCGATTACGGATCTTCACCCATACGGATTGAGTCGTTTCGATTTCTGCCTGTAACGGTGCTGTAATCGTCTTAAGCTGTTCTGCAACTAGCGGTCGTAAATCATCAGCAGATAACGCCGCTAACGTTGCCGTTGCTTGGTCTTTAGCCGCCTGTGCTGCTTCTTTTGCTAAGATGTTTAAAATCTGTTTCTTGTCCATAATTATCACTCCTTATAATACATTATATATTTTGTAAATTCCCGTAAGCACGGTACCAATTGGCGTTTCCTCTTAACTGGTTACCGCCTGTACCGGGTTCTTCGCCGTTGCGGAGTACCCATAAGTCCCACCGTTCGCAAGTGCTATTCGGTCCGTAATCTTCATGAGTATTCAGGCCGTCTTCATTGTCGGCCGCCTCGGCATGCGTCATGACTCGATTTAAATCGATAGTCAAATCAAGTGCATCGGCAAGTACGCATATAACTTGTGACACTGCATTAATTTGGGACTCTGTCGGCGGATACGGGCCTAAGTTATCGGGACCCGTTGCGTCGTAAGCGCAACAAAGTGTAATAGCGATACTGCCCGTATTACGCCGATACGTTGCGTTTTTGACCTCGGCCAAGTCATTTGTTGATACAAATACCCTGCCGTCACCTGTGATATTTACGTGATACTCGTCGAACGTCTGATTATAACGAGCTGCCGTCCAATGAACATACAGCTTAACATCACGATCAAGACTTCTCGCTCCATTCCACAGGTCCCAATATGCCGCCTTTGCTAAGGACTTCAGTTCGTGTAGTGTAACTTCTCTCATCGTTCATCACTCCTTTCTGATTTGTGTACCGCTGTTTTAGCACCGCCGATATAGCCTAAAAGGCCACTTGCTATCGACATAGCCAACTCGTTAAGACTAAATAAAATAGCCATCACAAGGGCTGCAACCAACCCCGTGATGACTACTAAGTCTGCCACATTTACCTTGTCGATATTCATGATTTCTTCTCTTTCTCATGCATTTCATTCCTTAAATCATTTACACGAGCCTCTAACACGTCAACACGTCCGACAAGCTGAAGATGACGCTGTGCTTGTTGCATTCGCTCCTGTCTTGAGAGTTTAATCTCTTCTTTCAGCTCTTTAAGCGTCTCAATTAACGTGTCGTATTTATCTGAGAAGAAGGTTCTGTCTTGAATCCGCTCAACATCAAGTTTCTGAAGAATCGGCAAAAGGACCAACCGATAAGCAGCCGCACTTATAATGCTTATAATTGTTAAGGTCGTTAGCACATCTGCTAACTCAAAGCTCCATGTCCACATAGGCCGCCCCCTTATAAATCGTCAACTACTCTATAGTATTCCCCAAAACATCTATCGAGGAACACCGGAGTCGTTCCAGTGATTTTATCGTCATAACTGCTGTGCAAACTAATGAGCATTGCCTTTTTCTCACCCGCATCAACCCTTACCCGGATAAGCTGCTTGTTTCTGATATACACAACTTTTTCCCCATTGTTTACCACTCCGTAAAGATTGTTGTGTTGAGCAATTATGAACGCACTTTCAGGAGCGTTAAAGTAAACAGTGCTAACCATTCCGCCTGTTAATCCGCTTAGTACCTTATATACATTCTCTACCGAAACATTCTTGAGTTCGTTATAACCGATGATTTTATTGGGATTATCAGAGATGAATTTATATTCCGTCACATTGTCAGAAGCCCAAGAAGGTCTATCCGATATATCATATCGGCTACTAATCCCAGGCGTCTGATTCGTTAAATCAACCGTAAGAACGGGTCCCTCTTTGGACACCGTAATCCCGTTTTTGTCTGTAAACGATTGACTTTTAATTCCCTGAATAGTAATCGTAGAAATCTTATAGTCAACCATGTTGTAATAGTTGACTATAATATCAGCTTTGTCATAAGAAGGGATACTTAAGTCAGCCGACCCGTTGATAATCTCGGTTAAATTTTCGCCGTTGGCGTCTACTTTATAATGAGATTCTCCACTCACTTTTAGCACCGTGTCGCCCTTCTTCGGCTCTGTATAGGCCAAGGCTGTCGGAGTTTTAGAAGCGATACTATTGTTAATTAGCACGCTTAAAACATCAGTGAGAGTGCCATCGTTCCAATACCCTTTCTTTTTCAATTCTATAGATACGGGACTTATATCAGGGACTTTTCCGTCCGCTCCTTTTAAGCTTTTTATCCATTCGCTCTCACTACCGCTAAAGCCATTATTGACCGCTACCTGATAAGCAGACAGGCCTTGAGGCCCTTGAGGACCCTGCTCGCCCTGAATACCCTGCGGACCTTGGGGCCCTTGCTCGCCTTGAATGCCCTGCGGACCTTGTTCGCCTTTTTCTCCATTTCTCCCGGGTTCTCCATCTCGGCCATCCCGACCGGGTAATCCGGGAATCTGCACAGCTTGTACTTGTACCGGATTTTCGAAGTTTACCTTCACTTTTAATTCGTCCATCATAAAACCCCCTTTAATGCATTGATTCGTCTTGAATAATTCGCATGTCGCCCATGATGAGCTTGTAACTGTACTCGCCGTCCTTCGTTACGAATACGTCGTACTTGGCCATGCGGTACCGTCTCGGTATCTCTCGGCTTCGCTCGCCCGGTATCCTCACCGTGACAGAGTCCCCGTCGACCGTGCAGTCGGCGGCTACAAGCTCGATATCGTTCTCCGCGCGGATCTTCATCACTGCCGTCGCTCCCGTAAAATCGTGGCCGTCGGCAACGTACCGTCGAGTAAAATCCGATCCGCAGTGCAGTTCATCGTTGAATACCTGCACAAGAGTTGCATTAACCATATAACCTCCTTAAACGTGTCCATTCACATCTACAGGAAAATCTTGAGTATTACTCAAATCGCAAACAAAAAGGTTGAGATAGTTGTTTACATTAAATGTACCCATACCTCTTTGATACATTTCTACGGTAACTTCAACAGACTTTTCGTCCAGTCTAATAGCTTGGAAAATACGTATGTTACCATGTACAGGTGTTGTACGCGTAAGAGTACAACCAATTAATTCTGTATTATATTGGCGTTTAGGCACCGCAAACTCTTCTTTTTTATATTCAACTCCGGCGTGGTATATCTTGTTTACTACATCAATAATACGTAGACAGTATTTATTACTATTAAACACAAGATTTTTATCAGAATTAAATACCTGCATACCCAAATTACCAACTTTAGGGATTTTGCTAGAATAAACATAGAACGTAAGCTGTTCTAACATTTTCTGCACATCGGTTCCCTTTTGATAGTACACCCGGAATGTAACCCTAAAGTTAATCCCTACTTCCTCGAAAACGTTTAAAGAGAATATTTTTTCTTTCGAGGAAACTACATATATATATGCTTCTCCTTCTTCTCTGTCAAGAATAGGAATACTAATATTTACATAACCATAAGGGTTGTTGAGAGGCGTATTAATACCAAAATCTAAGGCACAAGCCTTGCCTGAGTCTAGGGTAGCTATGTATTTTGTGTATTCTCCTTGTTTATAATTGAGCATATTTGTTACTTTAAACATGTTTGTTACCTTAACCTTGTGTTTCAAGTACAAGCATGTATCCGTATCATTAATTGAAGTAATGTTTTTATCGTTTTTTACTTCTAAATATCTCATTAACACACCCCCCAAAAGACGATATACGTACAAGGCTTACCGTGTACCTGAGGATTGGCGGTAACCTTTAGTGTATTTCCAACTAAGTTAATGTCAAATGGCGTTCTTATCCAATGACTAGGCAAATTAGAAGAGTTAGACCCATTCTGGCAAGCGGAAACCCAACAAACCTCGTTCCCTGTAATGGGGATAGTGGTTTCAAAATCCTCTACGGTAGAAAAAACTTTCATACCCACCATCTTTGTAATTCGGTCGGTTATATCTACGACAACCTTACCCTTTTCATCAAATACTTGTAATCCTTGCGGCATATCATCACCTCGTTTGAAAATCTTTTTGATTTTCTTCCATATTTTCTTCAAAAAATTCATCACTCCCATACGCCTAACCTCACTCTCAATTGATTGTTTTCGTCGTACACTTCAATAAGGTTGTCATGTATTTCAACTCGTTGCCCCGTAACTGCCGTACGAAGTGTGCCGATAGTCGCCGAAATAGCCGATAAACTTTCCACATGCATTTTGTCAGCAGTAACCGCACCGGCTTGAATCATCTTCGGAGTGACAATGTTGTCATCGAAGAGCGCTTGACCAGTAACATGTAGCAGCTTGCCGTCGATTCGTGTTCCGGTTGGTGACAGATTAATACGAGATATCAATTCTTTCCCGTCTAAGCTATTGAGCCGTAAATCAACGCTGTTTGAGAGTTGGGTAATACGAGTCGACGTTCCAGTTAATTCGGACTTTACGACCCCGACGTCGCCTTCAATCTTAGCGATAGCCCTGTCTATTTCATCCAGTCCCAGGGCCTCACGACTGATGATTGACTTGTCTATCTCAAGCTTTACTGTGGCAAGCTGTTCACCGCTCTTTTCGCCTTCTCCGAATATGTCCGTATAAGCAACTCGCACTCTGTATACGCCAGGCACAAGAATCAGCGAGAATGAGTTAGTAGGCGTAAAGTAAACCGCATCGTCAACATATACGTTCGCTCCACGGCAACCGAGCGGAACAGGGTCGAATGTAACGCCTATGCCTGACATACCGCCTTTAGCCGTTATATGCGTCGGTACTTTCGGTGCCTTAACGTTATACTCAAGCATAGCCGGAGCGCTGTATCCCTTCATCGGATTGTGAGCGTACAAGTACACTCGCCCGCTTCGTTCCGTCAGTGTTCCGACGTATGTCGTATTCGTGCTTTTGCCGATACGGCCGACTTCTTGACCCGGATTCAAGTCATGTCGAATCTCATAGAAGTCAATGTCGGCATTTCGCACCTCGAGCCAATTGAACGTGGCTGCATTCCTGAAGGTAACGGCAAAGCCTTGAGGTGTGTTCGGGACTTCTGATTTCATTTCGACAGTAAACCGCTTAATAAGGCCTTGTGAATAGTTGCCGTGTCGGTCTTTAACCCTGATTCGAATGTCATACGTATGGCCAAGCTCACACCCACTGATGACGATTTGGCCGTCACCGTTACCGCCGTACTTCCAGTCTCCGGAGCCTTCTTTATACCACCCTTCGGCCGTGTCAAAGCTTGTAATTTGAGGCGGTGCAAAGGTTGCGATAACATCAAAAGATGAAATGCCATCGCCTAAGTCGTAATATTTCGTGTATACGGCAAGGTCTCTGACTTCGGGAATGTAATACGGCTGTATCGTATATTCTATAGCCTGGACTTCTGCAAGGTCTTGTTCGTTGGACCCGAACATATTCACCGAAGCGCACTTAATCCATATTTTCTTGCCGATATCTTCCGTGCGGTACGGAGCGTGAAACAGTGCTTCATCGATACGGACGCACTGCGAACCTTCAGCGTGATTATTAGCTGTTGTGGCGTATTGGCCACGCACTAGGCCTGTAAGTAAATACCGCCCGTCAGGCTGAAGAGTCGCTCCTTCATAGCTAAGGCATTCTCCGTCAATCCAAATAAGCGTGTTGCCCCGTTGTGCGTCGATAGCCGATCCACCACGAAGCTCACCGGAGAAAAGTTCAACCGTGCAACTCGTCGCTTCGGCTGTCATGGCTGCGGCTAGTCGTCCAATACGTGCCTGTGCCGTAATCTTACCGGCTTCTTTATACGCATCGCCCGTGTCTGATACCCACACAGTGCAACCGCCCCATCCGGACGGAGCCGTTACACCTAATAACAACTCGTTACCTGATACATCCCCAGGTGTCTGTACGATTGCGTAATGGTCAATGACAGGAGCCGGAACATTATAGTCCGTAAACGGCCGTTCATTCTCATGTACGTCGTACCGTGCCGGCGCATATGTGCCAGGCGGTTTTCCTTCTGCTGTGATTTCAAGCTCACCGTCAGCCGCTTCGTTAACAGCCGTAATAACAACGACTTGCCTGTCTAGTTGGCATAATTCATCGGTAAGCGTCACAAGGTCTCCAGGCTCTAATCTACAAAAGGCCCAATCCAAATGAAACGTGTACTGATTCTTGCTGTACAGGCGTTTCATGGCTAATTGTTCAGCGTAATACTGCGCTCTCTTTTTTGTATATAAGTAGTGTGCAGTCTTTTTGCTTGCAGGCTTCATGCCGTTCTTCTGAACGTCTGCTACTACCTCGAAGGACACCGTCTCTTTTTCGTACCCATTAGCACGATTGATAAATTCAACAGTTGCTTGGTTATACGTCTCCGAGCTGTCTTTACGCTTGTATATAACGAGTTGCCCGTCACTACCAGGAATGAGGTCGTCGGCCGTAAGGTTGTACTGGATCTCCTTTTTAGGATTCCAGTCACCGACCGCTTTGTCGGCCAAGGGTACAATCTTCAGCCGGTCGTCGGACCAGAAAAGGTAACAATTGGTAATTTCGGCGATATCGTTAATGATTTGCTGTGCCTTTTTCGCCGATTCGTCAGGCGGTGTCGAGATAAGGATGTCGGCGGCTGCACAATACTTACGGAAGTTCTCAATGCCCTCGATTTTGACGTCCTCGATTCCTGCCGCTTTTAGCACATACAGAATATAATCAGCCGGGTTCACATCGATCCCGTCACCAGTCTCGAGAAGTTTTCCTTTAACTTCAAAATTATACGTCGGAAGGCTGCCACGATTGCCGAGGTCGACAACGCCTGCCATATACGCTAATCCGCTGTACGGCAGTGCCTTTTCAGGGTGCTTACTTACTACATACGGCCACGGTTCCTGTCCGTATTCGCCTTTATACAGAGACAGTTGAATGTCGGCTTGAGGGTACTCATAGACTTCTTTATCCTTCCACACCTTACCGATTCCTTGTATAGGTCCTTCGCATAAGGCAATGGCGGCTGCGACGGTATACGTATAGTCTATTTCCGTGTGCTTTGAGCCGCCGCCTTTACCGGTGCGGCTTGTGTGCTTATGTTCGTGTGCCGTAAAATCATCCCAATAGATGATATTGCCCGAGACCCTTGTCGTGCCGAGGACTTCAGGTACTGTTTCGCCGTATGAAGCACTGTTTATTTGAAAGTCGCCAATAATATCGGCTCGATTCGTTGTATTGTTCTTCTTGAATAAAAACCCCATTAAGCTGCACCCCCTTTCTTCGGATTGAAGCGATAGACGGTACGGAGCCTTGATTTACCTCGATTATCGTAAAACAGAATATCGTCGACATTCGAGATAATAACGCCAAGGTCAACGAAGGCGTGAATAACCTTGCCGTTGCCGATATATACCGCCCCATGACTCACGCACCGGCCATATTGATACAGCAAAAAGTCGCCGATTTGAGGTTTTCCCTGAACTTCGTCGGCGACTTGCTGTATGTACTTTAAATATTTCTCTTCAGAACGATGCAGATGCCATTCGTTCGAGTAGCTTTCTATCTGTAATTGGTCCTTTGTAATCATGCCCGATCCGATAAGTGACGCAACAAGAAGGTATGCACAATCGACTCCGTGACCTTTGGCCATGGCATTATTAACGTACGGAGTACCGAGCCACTCAAGAGCTGCGTCTGCAATTTTTTGCCCTGTGCTTTTCATCGTATCGTCTCCTTCAACGGAACATACGGAGTGGCCCTGTTTCGTGCAAAATTATCGAATTTCTTCTTGCACGTCTCAGACGTTTTATCGCAACCGGGATAAATATAGGCCTCACTTCCGATAGTAGCCTGCGTATCACTCGGACTCATATACATAACGGTACCGTTCGAACTGCTCATTATCTGAGTCGATTGTCCTGCAAGAGGACCTGACACCCATTCGATACCGCCTGCATTATAGTATCCGTCCTCAAACGGCACGTTTATTCCGACAGTATTTACGCCTGTAAGTGCCGTTACTTTCATTCGCTTACGGTACTTCTTTATATCAACCCCGCACTCTTTGGAGTACACGCAATAGGGGCATTGCGGATAATACCGCTTGCTAGGGAATTCTGTGTTGAGCTTCTGCACAACGGATTTCACGTCAAGAGTTATCGTAAGGCCACCGCCTTGTTTTACCTCGACCGTGCCGGTGAAGATATCCACAGCGTCAATTAATGTGCCGTCTTGCTTAAAGAACGCACGTTTAAGCTCCATAGTAGCTCCGTCGAGACCGCCGTTATGAGCAACCGCCAGTATCGGCACACCGCCTATTTGGTCGTGCTTGTCGCATGATACCGAAACAGACAGCTTATCAACAGCCACATCGGAATGTGTCGAAGTCTTATTACGAGTAATGACAGGCCCGTCGGCACGGTATACATGGCCACCGTGACTTACGTTTGAGTCCGTATCCGTCCAGTAATACGCCATGCCGCTTTGAAGTCGAAGGGCATATAAGTCGCAACTGCGGAACGACTTTGCCGTATTCAAGTGTTGAGTTAATGCTTCTCCTGCCTGTTTCATTGTACCGTCACCAACTTAAAGGATTTTGATTTGTACACGTCTTTATATTCAAGCTCTGCCGTAAAGTCGCCACTAAGCAGCACCTTCCAATAGTACGTGTAATCTGCCGTGATGACAGCGTCAGGCGATACGGTATCACTAGTCCGAATTATGCCGCCATCTACAGTCACGTTCTCAACATGAACACCGTCAGCATAGAGCTTTACATTATCAACGTATGCAACCGGCTCGGTATAATCGCCAAAACGCCGCACCGCTTGCCATTCGCCCTGACTACCCTTGCCGAGGGTAATACCTTTTTCTTCGTTGTCTTCAGGGTCAAACCACAAGAAAGGCTCTGTGCCGCCTTGAATCTGCGACACAAAGCCCATCATTTTTTTGTACTCTTCAGGCTTGAGGTATGCGAATTCCGTCGTAATCGTGTACTGCGGATACCGCCACGTCGTCATAGTTCGTACTCTTCCGGATCCGCTACGTTTGGATTTTGTATCCCAGTGCTGCATTTTAGACGACTTCCACGCAAGCGACTTAATACGAGGGAATTTTTTTAGTTTTTCCATGGTTACCACACTCCTGACGTACCGATAAATTCACGGTCTTGGTTAACGGTGAACTGACGCAATACTCGGCCGCCTTTCGATTCGAGCCAATTGCCGAAGGACTCGGCGTCAAGTGCTGATACGTTCAGCGTTATACCGCCTGCCGCACCACCGTTTGCCCTGGCAATACCGGCACCCATTTCGTCATACGTCTGCGTCGATAAGGGTATGACTGCTTCGGGATACTTTCCTTCACCGATTTCTGCGTATGTACGTCCTACTGCCACGCCGCCGCTTGCCAGGTGCATGTTCGGAGCGCTTCCCATAAGCGTGTTTTTAGCTTGCATGGCAAGTCCTGCGGCTGCACCGATTGCGGACTGCGCCGTCCATGCCGCCATACCCGTTGTTGCCGAAACACCACCAGTTGCCATTGCCACCTGCTGTGCAAGTGTCGTCCAAGGCGGTATTTGAGCGTTGGCTGCTGCGACGCTTGCAGCCGTTTCTTGCTGTTGAAGTGTCTTTCCGAGAATGGCTTGTTTAAGCCTTGCCGCCGCCCAATTGGCAACATAATCGGCCAGAGATTTGATAAGGGCCTTGCCGATATTCTCAAACGCTTTACCCAGGCTTGTCGTTCCTTGAAGAAGTCCGGATAAACCCTCTTGAAGTGCGTCAATTCCGGACATCATGGCCCCCATCCACATTTCTTGTGTGTTGAAATACGAATCCATCACGGCTTGCTGATATTCGTCCAACATTTCTTTACGGAGGTTGTAATTATCTTGAGTCATGACGTATTCGTCAGTCAAGGCTTGCTGCAAAGACGCAAAGTTCTGTGTCCGTAATGCTTCGTCAATCGCCCACTTCTCTTCGGACATCTGTCGATACAAGTCGTTACGTTTCAACAGGTATTCCTGTTCCTGTGCGAGAAGTTCTTTATTCTTCTCGGCCTCGAATGTGATTTCGTTTTTCCCGACAATCTCATACGCAATGCCGTTAGCGTCAAGAGCCGCCTTATATTCGGCCTGTTGTTGCTTAGTCATCTTGATGTATTCATCAGAGAAGCCTTGCCACTTGTCTGTAATACTGTTTATTGCTTCTTCGTGGTCTTTCTCGAGCTGTGTAAGCGGTGAAGCGCTACCTGTCGAATCCTTCGTGCTAATCGAGAAGTTAAAATCCTTGGCCATATCACGGACTTTATTCCACACTTCACGAATTGCTTCTTGCTCTTCGTGTTCGGCCTGGATACGCTTTTCGGCGTAAATGGCCTGAAGATTCGTCAGGTCTTCCTGATAGTGTTCGTTGGCGTCTTTGGACTTGTTAAGTTCTTCCAGTTCCTTTTTGTACTGAAGCTCCACTAACTCACTCTGTTTGCCGAACATCTCGAGGTAGTTCTGTTGAATTTGCTCATGGATCCGTTTGGCTTCTTCGGCTAATTGGTTACCGGCACTTCCTGCGCCGCCACCGCCACCTGAGCCACCTGACCCACCGCCGCCACCGGCTCCTCCGGCATCGTAACCGCCACCGCCACCGTCATAGCCGCCACCGTCAATTTCACCGCCACCACCGCCAGACAGTGCGTTAAACAGATCTCCGGCTGCAGATTTAATAGTATCGCCAGCAGCCTGTGCTTCTTCAGGACTAATGCCTTCAATATTATTAATAGCTGAGAAATCAAAATCGAATACCGATGCAAGCTTAGCCCCAACGCCGTTTACAGCGTTAATCAGCTTATTAATGAGAGCGATAATCTGATTAATCGCCCAGGCTACAGTGTGAACAAGAGTTTCCCACACTGCCGATGCGGTTTCTCCGAATCCCTGAGTCGCTGCGGCACATGTGCCGAGAACTCCGGCCAAAACGGACAATATCGTAATGACAATACCGACGGGATTGGCCCTCATGATTGCGTTCATAACCTTAGTGGCAGCACCTAGTGCCATTGTTCCGACTTTCGCCAGGTTAAGCGTACCGGATAAGGCCATCATGACGCCTTTCACCCCGGCTGTTGCAATGGCACTGGCTATCATGGCCGCTTTAAGCTGAATGGATGCAAGCGTAACGCCTATAGTCGCAATCCTGGACGCTACCATTTGCCCCTTATATAAGGCTTGTGCTGTAGCCGCCGCCTTAGTCGCTACGGATACGGCTAATATGGCCGTTTTCCAAGTCGTAAACGCTACCGCAACCCCGGCAATTATAGGCTTAATTTGATTGCCTATTCCAATAATGACGGAAAAAGCGGCTTTCATCGATGACGCCACATACTTTATAACCGTAATTAAAGCCGAAAACGACGCCTTTAACGTCGCAACGGCAATTTGTGCAACTGCGGCCATCACTCGAAAGGATATTCCGATACCCTCGACAATAGCCTGGAAATCACTCGAAGCGGTTATAGAGCTAAGCTGTTCAAGAACCGGCTGAAACGCCTGTAAAGCTTGATTAGAGAGTTGCTGACCGATTTCAGCAAACGTCATGGGGATTTCTGCGAACTTGGCGTTGGTCTCTTCGGCACTGTTAAATAAGGCTTCTTTAATGACATCAGCCGTAATAAGACCTTGCGATGACATCTCTTTTAATTGTCCGACAGTCATCCCCATTTGCTGAGCAATCGCCTGTGCAAGCATGGGAGCATTTTCCATGATTGAATGGAATTCATCACCCTGCAATTTGCCTGCTGCCATAGCCTGAGTTAACTGGTACATGGCCGCTGTCGATTCCTGAACACTGGCCCCTGAGATTTTAAACTGTTTATTTAGCTGTTCAACAAAGGCTATCGCTTCATCATTCGAACTGAAAGCGTCCTTAGCAAGCATGTTAAGCTTAGCCACACTGTCGGCCATTTCGACGTACCCACCTCGAGACCGCTGTGCTGCCGCATAGACCTTGTCCATGATTTCGGTCGTCGTCTGAGTGCCGTCGTTAATGAGGTTTATTCGGGACTTAAGCTGTGCCATTTGGTCAGCCGTATCGGATACCTTACCGGCAAGCTGAGCGACCTCTTGTGCAACTAAAGCCACGCCTGCCGCCGCCCCTGCCATAGGCATCATCTTTAAAGCCTTCTTGGCAATGCCACCCATTTTTTCGCCCAGGGCATTTTCAAGCTTACTACCGACTCTGTCAATCGCCTGCTCGGCACTTGAGCTATCGCCTTTTATCTTGACGTGAATATTTGCGTCTGCCATTACAACTCACCCCCTTCTTCAAGCCATTCTCTCATAAATTCCATTTCCTCTTTCTTACGATCCAGTCGTGTCGGCGGATGCAAATCCTTCATAATATCCTTCACTTTAATTTGGTTCTTTTTATCAAGTTGAACGTTAACAATAAGTGACGTCATATACGCCGTTCTAGCGTCTTCAATGCGAGTCCGAAGGTCATACCCTTGAACCATCTTCTCGAACTCCATAGGCGTAAGCTCATAGAATTCTGACGGCTTTAAAGCCAAGATACTATAAGCTACTTTTTCGGCTTTTCGTACCCACAATGCAAAAGAAGAGGGGGGGGTATGCCCCCCCCGCTGTGTTTTTTTTTTTCTTCTTCTTCTTCTCCGCTTTCT